GGCCAAAACATTAGAAGACTGGTTAGGTAGTGATGTTAAAAAATTACTAAAAATACCAACAGGAGATTTATCAAATACTTTCTTCTTCAGAGACCCACCACGTACAAATTTTATTAATAACGATTACTTCTTCTCTCCAGCTGACGGAACAATTTTATATCAAAAATTTGTTCAAGATCCTAATGAACCTGTAGTGGAAATAAAAGGTGTTAATTACACTTTAAAAGATGTTATGTGCGATCAGGAATATGATTCACCGTCTCTGGTTATAGGCGTTTTTATGTCGTTTTATGACGTTCATATAAACCGTATACCATATGGAGGTGTATTGAGGTATGAACCTATAGATAGTATTGAATCTACAAATAAACCAATGTTAGCTCTTGAAAAAGATATTCTTAATAAAGTTATTAATCCAAATAATATGGAATATCTAAAAAATAATGAGAGAATGTTTAATGAGATTTATGTACCAACATTAGATTATACTTATTATCTTATTCAAATAGCAGATGAAGATGTAGATGTTATAGCTCCATTTGTTAAACATCAAAACAGTTATGTAGGACAGAATGAACGTTTTAGTCTAATACGGTGGGGTAGCCAAGTTGACCTAGTATTACCGTTAGATAAACGTTATACATTTGAGTTAATTCATCCTAATACCACTCACGTTGAGGCTGGTTTAGACACGTTAGTGAAACTAATATACAATTAATATGGCAAGTAATGATTATAATGATCCAATTTTCATTGAAAAAAGGAAGCCAAAAAACCCAATTAGATTTAAAATTAATCTAAATGAGGAACAAAAAGAAGCTAAAAATATTATTTTAGATAATCCTATTACTTTATTAAAAGGTATGGCTGGATCAGGTAAAACTTTATTAGCTTGTCAGATCGCATTAGATCTTCTATTTAGGAAAGATATTGAAAAGATTGTAATTACAAGACCAACAGTGGCAAGAGAAGAGATAGGATTTTTACCAGGAGATATTAAAGAAAAACTAGATCCGTGGCTCTCTCCTATATACGCTAATTTATATCTACTATATGATAAAGAAAAGATTGATAAATTAATTGCGGACGGAACTATTGAAATTGTACCTTTTGCATTTATGAGAGGACGTACATTTCCTGACTCAGTAGTAATAGTAGATGAATGTCAAAACATTACTCACGGACAGACTGAATTAGTACTAGGACGTTTAGGTAAAGGTGGTAAAATGATATTCTGTGGAGATTTATCTCAGGTGGATTTGAAATCTAAAAAAGATTCAGGAATTGGATTTTTTAATAGATTAGAGGAAAATGTGAAAGGTGTAAGAGTAATTAATTTGAAAACAAATCACCGACATGAGATTGTAGAGTCTATTTTAAAGATATACGAAGAATACCGAGATTAAAATTTTACCATATTTATAATAAAAAATATGGCAAACATAGCTATTTGGCCAGGTTCAAGTTCCTTCTCTGCTGGGAAAACTCCTTTTGGTTTCTATGACTCAGATTCTCAATTCCAAACAGACGCTGATAAAGTAGCTAAATTCTGCGCTCAAAGATTAGGATATCCTTTAGTTGATATTGAATTACAAGACATTAATTTCTATACAGCATTTGAACAGGCTATTACAATATATGGTAATGAATTGTATGCTTTCACTTTAAGAGATAATATGTTATCTGTTGAAGGAGCACCAACAAGTTCTAATTTAAATCACGCCTTAATAACACCCAATTTTGCTGGTATTATTCGATTGACACAACAATACGCTTCTGAAGCCGGAGCTGGAGGTAATATAACTTATTATACCGGTTCTATACCATTATCAGCTAGTGTACAAGAATATGATTTAGCTGATTGGGCAGTATCACAAAGTATAACAGGTGGAGTTGAAATTAAACAAGTATTCTATCAATCACCACCAGCAGTTAGTCAATTATATTCTCCATATGGTGGTTTCGCTGGTTTAGGAGGAACACCTCCAGTGGGAGTTTATGGTTGGGGATTATATGGTGGTGGATATAATATTGGATATTTAATGATGCCTGTAGCTTTTGATGTAGCTAATATACAAGCTATTGAAATGAGTAATCAGGTTCGTATATCAAATTATACTTTTGAATTAATAAATAATAGATTAAGAGTATTCCCAGTACCTAATGATAATGATAATGGCTCAAGTATATTTTTTAAATATATTAAGTTAGAAGATAGATATAGTAATTCAATCGCACAAACCGGAAATAAAGTAACAAACCCATCTAACGCTAATTATACAAATCCAGTATATACTCAAATTAATTCTATAGGTAGACAATGGATATTTGATTATACTTTAGCTGTATGTAAAGAAATGTTAGCTTATGTTAGAGGTAAATATTCAACTGTTCCAATTCCTGGAGCTGATATAACATTGAATCAAGCAGATTTAATATCAGCAGCAACCGCTGAGAAAACAGCTTTAATTGAAAGATTAAGAGCATATTTTGATGAAATGTCTAAACAGAAATTATTAGAGCGTAGATCATTAGAAGCTGATTTTAGACAAAAAGAATTATTACAAGTACCATACACAATTTATGTAGGATAATATGGCTTTATTTGGTGGTGCAAGAGATATAAGTTTATTTAGAAATTTAAACTATGAATTATTGGGGGATATAATTTCCCAACAGGTAATTTACTACAAACATAATATTAGTAAAACTAAAACTAATATATATGGTGAAACTACAGGGCATAGATTTTTTGATCAACCTGTTATATTATTTTGTAGAATAACTCGTGGAGATCAATCAAACCCAATAACTGATTTAGGTGTTGATTTTGATTTTCCTATGACTTTCTCATTTTTAAGAGACCACATGGTTGAAGCTAATGTTGTTCCTGAAGTTGGTGATGTAATAATGTACCAAGAAAATTATTTTGAAGCAGACGCAGTAAATGAAAATAAATTCTTTGCTGGTAAAGATCCATTATATCCTTATTCTCCTAACCCAACTAACCCAGGATTAGATCAATTTGGTTATAATGTACAGTTTGAATTAAAAACTCACTACGTACCAGCAGATAAATTAAACATAGAAAAAATTAGATTATAATGGCCGGAAGAAAACCCATACCTAAAACTCAACGAGAATTAAGTATAGAACAACAAGTTCCATATAATGGGGAAAATCCTAACTTATTTTCTGGTGATAATAGAGCTAAACAAGTATCATTTAAAGGAGATACAACTAAACCTTTATCTATAGGTTTACAAGATATAGATGAATCTGTTGTTTATTATTTTAATAATATTATAAAACCGTTTGTATATCAAGACGGTGAAAGAATACCTGTACCTGTTATATATAGTGGTCCTGAGAAATGGAGTGCTATGCAGAAAGGCGGTTATTATAGAGATGCTAGAGGTGCTATTATGGCTCCACTTATAGCTTTTAAACGTAATAGTATAGAAAAAATAAGAACAATAGGTAATAAAATGGATGCTAACAATCCTAATAATTACAATATTTTTACTAAAAGTTATACTACAAGAAATGCATATGATAATTTCTCAGTTTTAAACAACCAAAAACCAGAAAAAACATACTATGCTGTTGCTGTTCCTGATTATGTAAAATTAACTTATACTTGTGTTATATTTACATATTATATGGAACAACTAAATAGAATAATAGAAGCTGTTGAATATGCTTCAGACACATATTGGGGCAATCCAGAAATGTTTAAATTCAGAGCTAAAATTGATTCATTTAGTACAGTGGTTGATTTAAAAGATAACGCTGATAGAACTGTAAAAGGAACATTTGATTTAACTATGAATGGATATATTATACCCGATAATATACAAAAAGATACTACAGCATTAAAGAAATATAGTGATAGATCTCGAATTAATTTTACAACAGAGATAAATCTTAAAAAATAACAATAATATTTATATTAAAAAATGGAAAAAATAGTTTTATCTCCTGAAGAGTTACAAAGATTAAAATCTTTAAAAGATACTCAAGCTAATTTATTTTATAATTTAGGTGAAGTAGAAGTTCAATTAGAAGAACTTAATAAATTGAAAAAAGAAATTTTATCTAAAATTAGCAATTTTAAAGAAGAAAGTAATCAGGTAGCTCTTGATATTCAAAATAAATACGGGGAAGGAATAGCTGACTTAGACACAGGAGAATTCATTAAATCCTAAGTTTTTTAAAAAGGTTGCCATATTTATAACAAAATTAAAAATTATATCAAATGGCAGAGCAAATTGTTTCACCTGGTGTATTTGCAAGAGAAAATGACCAGTCTTTCATCCAAACTCAGCTACCTACTGCTGGTGCAGCTATAGTTGGACCTACCGTTTTAGGACGTGTAGGTATTCCTACTTTAGTAACATCATACAGTGACTATGTAAACAAATTCGGAAGTACATTTACTAGTGGTAGTACAGTTTACACTTATTTCACTTCCATAGCAGCTTATAATTATTTCCAAAACGGTGGAGAAACGTTATTAGTAACTAGAGTAGCGAGTGGTTCTTTCACTCCAGCATCTTCAACAACTGTTCAAAATAATACAGTATCTGTAGGTAGTGCTTTCGCTACAGCTTCATTCACTCTTGATAATTTAGGAGCTGAATTTAGATTAAATTACACTCAAAGTTCAACAAACACTAGATATTTATTCAGATTCTTACCAACTCAGTCTGGTGTTTATCAAGATGATACAGGTGGTACTACTCAAATTTATTATTTTGCTTCAGGTGCTAATGCCGCAACAACTGTTGGTAATTTATCATCTAAAATTAATTTAGCTTTATCTGGTAGCACTGCTTCCTCTAGTTTAAATATTATTAGTTCATCAGCTAATTCTACAGCTTTAATATTTTCTGGTTCTATAGCTGGAACTTATGCTAACTTAATTCAATTTTTCACTGGTTCTCAAGCTGGAGCTAACATTACCAATCAAGCTGCTATATTAGGTGGTGGAGTTGATACTGTGGGTGCATCAGCATTTACTTTAGAAACATTTACTCAAGGTATTATAGCTAATAGTTCAAGTTCCCTTGATATATCTGGTTCTTTAGCCTCAGGGTCAAATCAAAATGTTAGATGGGAAATATCACAAGTTGACTCAGGATCAGGTACATTCACTTTATTAATTAGACAAGGTGATGATAATAATAATAGTAAAACTGTTCTTGAAACTTGGACAGGTTTAAGTTTAGATCCAAAAGCACCAAATTATATTGTTAAACAATTAGGTGACCAAACTTATAGTGTTTTAACTGATGCTACAACACAATTACCTTACTTACAGGTTACGGGTAGTTATCCAAATGTTAGTAAATATGTTCGTGTAAAATCAGTAGATGCTAAAACCCCTGATTATTTTGATAATAATGGTATCGCCAAAAACCAATATACAGCTTCATTACCTGTTTTAGGAAGTGGATCATTCACTGGAGCATCAGGTAATATTGTGGGTAAAAGTGGAAACGCTTATTATGAAACTATATCTAACACTGATGTTCAAGGTTTAGTAGGTAATGATTATTCACAGTCTTTAAAATTATTAGCTAACAAAGACGAATATAAATATAATGTTTTAGTAGCACCAGGATTAATCAAGAATTCAACATTTGCTAACCATGCTACATCAGTTAATTTAGTAATTAACCAAGCTGCTACTCGTGGTGATTATATTGCGGTAGTTGATGTTGCTGGTTACGGATCAAATATAACTACAGTCACTAATGCTGCTTCATCTGTTGATTCAAGTTTCGCTGCTACTTATTGGCCTTGGTTACAAACAGTTGATCCAGATACTGGTGATTTTGTTTGGGTTCCAGCTTCAACAATGATCCCAGCAGTTTATGCTTTCAATGATTCAGTTTCTGAACCTTGGTTTGCACCTGCGGGTTTAAATAGAGGAGCTTTATCTAATGTAGTAAGAGCAGAACGCAAATTAAACAACACTGATAGAGATACTTTATATTTAGGTAATGTTAATCCAATTGCTACCTTCCCTAACACTGGAGTAGTAGTTTATGGTCAGAAAACATTACAGAAAAAAGCATCAGCTCTTGATCGTGTAAACGTAAGACGTTTGTTGATTTCACTTAAA